GCGCTGGTAGTCGGAGGCCCATTGCGGGTCCGTTCCGCGAGCCGATGCGAGCGCCGCGTAAGCTTCCTCGACCGTCTCCCTGCCGTGGCGAGTGATGGCGAATTGGCTCTGTACGGCTTCCCGCTGGCGCTGGAATTCGGCGGCGATTTGCCCCCGTTCCTGCGCGATCCGCTGTTCAACCGCTGCCTGTACCCGCTGATCGACCGTTCCGATGGGATTGTCCCAATCGAAGTCGGGCTGTTTCGGCGGCTCGGCAGGCGGCGGCGGCGGCGGCTTTGGCGTGAGGACGGCTTGCGTCAGTTCGGCGATCTGCCGGCGAAGGTCGACGACCTCTTCCGTATATCGCCGGGACTTGTCCCGCTCGGCGTGAAGCGCCTTGAGCGGAACTCGTTTGTCGTCCTCGTCGGAGCCTGAATCGCGATCACCGCCGCCGTCATCGCGTATCGGCGAATCTTCGGTGATGATCCCTTCATGCTCGTCTGTTTGGACCCGTGGTTGATCCTCCATTTCCTCGGCGACGGGCGCAGCACCGCTGTCCCGCGCATTGAGGATTTCCTCGGCGCTAGGCATCGCATTCTCCGTTGACTGATGACGCGCAGTCGCGCGAAACGCCCGATCGGCGGCGACCCGTGCGCCCGTTACCGGCGGCGACCCGTCAAGCGGCGAAGAGGATGAGCAAAAGCTCTTCCTCTTCGTCGTCCTGCTCGAAAACTTCTGTTGGCCCTTCGTGCACCGCGGCGATCTGCGCGACCGTCGACGGCGACGACACCAACGGCGGACGCTCAAGCGTCAACGCCTTGACGGCCTCTTCGCGGTCCTCCTCGAACTTGCGTCGGCGGCCGACGGACTCGCGCAGCCGCCGGGCATAGGCCCTCGACGGGGCACCGCCAGCGCCGCCGCCGCCGCCACCCGCTCCGGCCGTCACGTCGCCGATCGTGCCCGCCGTGACGACGGCGAGCGTGGTCTGCGCGCCGTTGACGTTGAGCGCTGGCGCAGCGCCTAGGCTGATCGTTCCGGCCGTCAGCGCCGCTTGCGTCGTCTGTGCGCCGTCGACGCTCGCTGCGCCGGCCGGCACGACGGCGATCGTGCCGGCGGTCGTCGCCGCTAGCGTTGTCTGCGCGCCCGTCACCGCGCCGAGGCGGGCGATGGTGCCGGTTTGCGTTGCCGCGAGTGTCGCCTGCGCTCCGGTGACGGCACCGATGCGAGCGATGGTGCCCGTCTGCGCCGTCGCGAGGGTCGTCTGCGCGCCCGTGACGTTGAGAGCGCCGCCGGCTGCCGCTTCCTTGAACGAGATGATGAGGCCCGTCCGGCCCGCCAGGACAGCGCCCGACGGATAGGTCAGGCCAGTCGAGTAGGCCGTCGAGCCGTTCGCCGCAACGAGCCGATAGGCGACGCCAACGCACTGGTCGTCGCCCGTGATGTTCGATGTCCCGGCACCCCGCAGATAGGTGAACGAATTCAGCGGCAGCGTGAAATCGGCACTTAGATCGGCTGCCGCCGTGCTGCCGCCGATCGCCGCGAGCAAGAGCCGGTTGCCGGCGGTCGGCGTCAAGTTCGGCGTCGTGTAAGAGGCTACGCCCGTCGTACTGACCTGTCCGGCCGCGATGTCGTAGGGCGCCGCATCGACGCCCGACCATTCGGTCAGAACCCAGGCCGAAGTGTCGGCCGCGGCGAGCGTGTACGGAAACGAATTCGCGCCGGTCGACGCTCGCCACCAGATATAGCCGGCGTTATTGCCGACTTGCTCCATGTTCGCGGATTGCGTCCAGCCCGCGTCCGGCGTGCCGTTGATGTTCGACGCCGAGAAGCACAGGACAATGAGGTTGCCGCTCGTCGGGGCAACGGAAAAGGCTGCCGTGGTCGTGGCGAGGGATGACGTTCCTTCCGCGGATTGAACAAGGGCGATTGCCACGGCGGCGCCCTATCAGGGTTCGGTTTTCGTGAAGGTGTTGAAGTTGACGGTCTGCGCGAGCGCAATCGTCGTGTTGTCGATGATCAGATCGGTCGCCGAAGTGCCAACCGTGCCCTGCTCGTGGCAGTTCGTTCCAGGTGAGTCATAGACGCGATAAAAGCTCGCCGTTCCGGCGGCCGCCGCGGTGTTCGTCTTGACCCCGCCAAGCATGTCCTTGGTCGCGCCGGAGGCCGCTGCCGGGGCCGGCGTGACCTCGACGAGAAGCGTGTTGCCGGAGAGCGCCGCAGAGGCGTTGGCCGGCGGCGTGCCGCTGTAGACGCGCAGCTTCGGCGTTGCGCCCCACGACGTCGAGATCGCGTCGAGGCGGGCATTCTTAACGGCGGTCGAGGTCGTAACGGTCATTTCTGTTTCGCCCGCTGATCGCGCGCCTGACGGACGCGTTGAAGTTCGTTAGCCACAACCGCGCGGTGCTGGCGATTGCCCTCGTCAACTCTCTTGATCGAGTCGCCGAGCGCCTGCATAGCCTTCGCCATTGCGGCGAACTGCTTTTCGAGCCGTGCCGATACGTCTCCACCAGCGTCGGCTTTCGGTTTCGCCGCATCGGCCTTGCTCTTTTCCGCCCGCATTTTCTGCTGATCCGCCTGTTGCGCCGAGTGCTGCCGAAGGTTCTCGCGCTGGCCTTCGTGCTCAAGCGTCTGCCGAGCACGCCGGCCCTCGTAATGCTCGGCGACCTCTTGCTTGCGCGCCTCGCCGACGAGGTCGTGGTCCTGTTTCTGCCGCGCCAATGCGGCTTCGGTCTGCGCCTTGACTTGCGCCTTGCGGACCTCGACGTGCTCGGTCACTTGCGCCTCGCGCTGCGTCAGGTCGAGCTTGAGTTGATGCTCCTGCGCCGTCTGCGCGAGTTTCTGCTTATGCGCCTGATCGGCGTTGACGAGCTTGCGCTGGTCGGCCTCGGCGTCGCGCTGCGCCTGTAGCTGCATTTCCTGTGCTTTGGCGGCGAGCTTCTGCTGTTCGGGATCGGGCGGCGGCCCTTGCTGCGCGGCTTGCTGTTCGCGCTGTTCCATCGCCTCAAGGATTTGGTCCTTGTTGCGAAGGTTCGGCGCCGCCTTGATCAAATCCTTGAACGGCAACTCGTTGTTCGCGTCGACTTTCTTCAACTCGACGAGCGCCTGCCATTGCTCGATCTGCGGCGCGACCACGTCCGAAACGTCGTCAATGTAGATGTCGACTTGCGCCTTCGCGACGTCGTTCTCGATCCGCTGTTGCCCGGTCTGCGGGTCGATATCCGGTATCTCGATCATCTGCCCCGGCATGGCCGGATGCGGAACGGCGATCGTCGCCGGTTTGTTGATCGCGGCGAAGCGGACGTTGCGCTCGTCGTCCGTCACCCGAATCCATTTCTGGCCGGTCCAGTACTGCCGGATGCGATTCCAGACCATCCGATAGACTCGTTTATCAAAATACCTAAGATTGTCTAATAGATCACCCAACTCGATCATGCCGCCTTGCTGCGAGGCCATGATGGCGCGGCCCGATGCGGTGCCGTCGCCCTGCTCGCCCTGCATGGCTGCGTTCGGCCCCATCATGTCGATCTCGGATTTCGCTTCCTGCAATAGATCGATATGACCCTTCGCGAGGTCGGTGCGCTCGCGAAACTCGACCCGCTTCTCGGAAAGCCCGCCCGGCGCGACCTTCATCGTGCCATCGGGCCGCGCCGCTTCCGATCGGAACTTCTCGATATCGTCGACGGCGCCGTCTTCGTACAGAACTTGGTTCGAGTTCAGGAGATGCAACGCCTTGCTACGGCGTTTGTTGATCTCGTCCTGCGGCGAGATCATCTCGCGCACGGCGCCGTAGCGATCGCCATCCTGGGTCACGTAGGAGGATTGCGCGACCATGCCGCAATCCGAGTCGCCGTCGTCGGTCACGAAGGGCGACTCGCCTTCCTTGAGGATGCCGCCCTTCGTGAATTCGGCGAAGTGCCATTTGGCGTCGTAGCCGCCGCCCTGCTTGATCCACATCTGCACGATGCGGACGCGCTTCCGCTTGCGGTTCGCCCAAACCGTGTAAACCGGCTTGTCGTCATAGGTGTCGGAGAACGTCCCGCCGGAGAGCGTCGCGTCGAGCGCGTCCTTGCCGTCCGGCCAGCGCTTGAGCGCGTCGTCGTAGTCCATCCACCAGACGCCGCCGAGATAGGAAGCGTCGGAGAAATCGAGTTCCATGCTGTGCGGGTCGGCGAAGAAACGATCCCATCTGAATCTGTTGATCTTGATGCAAATCTCGTCGTCGCCGTAGTCCTCGCTGCCTTCCTCGACGCCTTCGACGACGACCTCGACGGCGCCCGTGCCCTCGACGAGAAGATTTCTCCAAACCGCCGACCGCGTCATTTTGAAATCGCAGTCGTCAACGACAAAATTTAGCGCATCCGAACAGGCTTCGGCGTCTTGCTCATGTTTCGGCGTCCGCGGCAGCGCACGCGGCTTCGTCCGCTGTTGCTTTTCGAGGCCGACCAAAAAATCGACCTTGCGCTTGATGCGGTTGATGATGACCGCCGGCTGACCCCTCTTCTCAAGCTCGCCGAGTTGCTTCGAATCCAACTGTTCGCCGTCGACATACCGACGATCATTCTCGGACAGTTGCCGGCCCTCGTAGGACGACTCCTCCGATTCCTCGAAACGCTTGACAAGCGCAGACAAGCCGAGGCCGTCGTCTTCCTCGTCATCATCGCGCTTGTTGTCAACGACGAGGGCAAGGGCCATTGTTTGCCGCCAGTTCTAGATCACACGCCAATCGACCCCGCGCGGCTCGGGAGTGTCCCAAGCATCGCGCTTCGCCTGGATGACGGCCTTCGGCACCATCGGCGCCAGCATCTTGTCGAGCAACTGACCGACGAGCCCGAGCGCGTCCGCCTGATCGTCATGCACGCCGACAGGGAAGCGCAGAAGCTCGTCGATCAAGTCACCCCTGAACGGCGCGTCCCGCCTGATCCGCAGGCCGTGCGTCGCCATCCGAGCGCGAATGCTCTGCGCCCTGACCGCCTTGTCGTGCCGCGTCGGGAACGGCTCGCGGACGCAGTACGCTTGACGTTCGCGCGATCGCTTCAAGAGGTACGGCCCGACGCCGGCCCTGATCTGGCCGGTCTCTTCCGCCCAAGCCCGCGGCTTCCATTTCTTGACGAGATCGCAGTACGCCTCGACCCAAATGTCCGAGGACGCTTGCCGACGCCAGAGGTCGAGCAGGAACAGATTATTCTCTCCGTCAACGCCCACAACACAGTGAACCGTGTAGTCGCCGCCGTCGGACGTGACCGCATAGTCCGAGCCTCCGAAGATGCGCAGCGACTCGCGCTCGGGAACGCGGTCGACGTCGACCAGCCACTCCCGCTTGAAAAAGGACCCCTCGTCGGGCGCCGGCCGGCCTTGGTACAAAGCGGACCAGATACGCGGGTTGCGCTTCGCAGCCTCGACTTGCTCGGCCCGGAACCATTCCGGCCAGAGGCGGGCGCCATAGGCTCGCCCGAGCGGGTCGTCCGGCGACTCCGCTTCCATCGGTATGTTCAGGACCCGCCAGCGGCCCGGCTCGGCTTTGAGCGCCCGGCCGACGAGGTCGTCCTCATGCCAGCGGGTCGTGATGATCAAGACCTTCGCGCCGGGCTTGAGGCGGGGCAGCACGTCGCCTTCCCACCAATCCCATTGCTTGTCGCGGATCGTCTTCGAATCGGCGTCCTCATGCGAGCGGATCGGGTCGTCGACGACGAAGAGGTCCGAGCGCCGTCCGGCGATCGAGCCGCCGACGCCGGCCGCGAAGTACTCGCCGCCCGTGGTCGTCGCCCATTCGCCGGCCGCGCTCGAATCCGCCGCCACGGCGTAGCCCAAGACCTCGCTGTGCTCGACGACGAGGTTCCGCACGCGACGACCGAATCGGTCGGCCAGTTCGGCCGTGTGCGAGCAGGCGATGATCGTGTCGGTCGGATGGTTCGAGAGATACCAACTCGGGAACAGGATCGAGCCGTAGGTCGACTTCGCGGCGCCGGGCGGCAGACACAAAATCAGCCGGTCATTCGTCCCCGTCGATAGTTCTTCCAGTTCCCGGATGATGATCCGATGGTGAAGCGCCGGCTGAAACCCGCATAAGATCGAGTATTCGATCAGGTTCTCCCTGACCAGTGCTTTGTACAGTTCCGGCAATAGTTTTTGGAGTTCCGCCTGATGCTCTGGCGACCAGTTCTCGAAACCTTTCGCCAAGCCGATCAAGCCCGAGATCGTGCGAGACATTGACGTTGAATTCCTTCGGCAAGAGGCTGGCCGCCAGCTTCAAGAACGTGCCGGGATCGTCGCGGATCACGCGGTCGATCGCCTCGTCGCCGTAGCTGACGAACTTCCGGCAGACCGAGTCGACGAGCGCCTTGTCGATATCGCGCCGCGTGCCCTTTACGCGGCCCGGCCCGCCGATATTTCCCGTCACAAAGCGTCCGGTCGCCTTGTCCTGTTCGGGAGGCAATTTCGCCGGTTTGTTACCATATCGCGCAACGTTGGCCCGCTTGATCGGCTTGATCGTCCGCTCTTTCAGGGTTTTCGTGCGCACATAAGCCTCCCCCGCCTTGCCGTCACACAGGGGCACTCCGTCGTCGGCAAGGCGCTCCGGGTCGTTCCCGGAGGTTACGTCAGCCGGTTGGGGCGGGCTGACGCGCAAATGACTGACGCAACGGGAATGGGCCGAAAAGAAACCGCCTCGACGCGACGCGTGGAGGCGGGCGCAATGATCAAGACTGCCGATCTGACATTACCCGCAATTAAATTTCTCCGTCAAGCTCCCGCTCGGACCCGAAAGTGCCGGGCCGAGGCGATTAGAGCCTCACTGACGGCGTTTCGGTAGTCCGAGGGCCATAACCGCTCGTCGATCCCCGGACCGGCCTCCACGGCGCTTAAAATCCATTTGAGGCGGCTTCCAAGGGCCTGGACGATCCCCGCCCAATCCTTGAGCCAGCGCTTGCGCAGGCCCGGCGCGAGGTCGCCGCCGTGGCCGTCGCTGTCGTTCGCGAACGGAATCGGCGCCTCGATCGCCCGGAGGTAACACAATCGCGCCTCGTCGAACGAACGGCCGGCGAGTTCAAGCTCGCCGGCCGTGAAGCCGTCCCGGCGCTGATCGCCGACGAGGCCGGCTTTCAGCGCACGCTGCCAGCCCGTCGCCGCGACGTTGGTGGTTTCCCCTCGTCGGTGAGGCTGGCTCGCGGTCAGGCTGACGAGCAAGTCCTCCGAGCGCGATAGCCGTTGCCGACGGCCGTTACGTTCCCGGCGTAGGGCGGTTGCCATTCGATAATTCCCGCCGCGTCAGCGGTTCCGGGAATAGCACCACGCCGGTCTTTCGCTCAACCCGTGAGAGTGCCAGCCGAAGCTCGGAGGCGGTCCGCCACGTCTGCCGTCGGATGAGGCCCGACGGCATGTCGCGATCGAGATCGCTCAAGAGCACGACGACCAGCCGGAGCGCCTTCGTGAGAACGGTCGCTCCGTCGTCGGTCTCCATCGTTGTCATCGCTCAAATCCCTATGCCGGGGCCTCCTAAGCCGCACGCCTTCAACGCATATGGCGACGGTTGTTTCATAATTCCCGTCGCCGGGACAGTGAATCGCGACGGTCGGGGTGGAAGGGGAGGCCGTTTGTCCGTGTCCCAGTCACACCCCCAAACCTCGTAAGAATGCATATAGCCCTGTTATACCATACGACTTACGTGTCTCTTTAAGCCTCTTATACATTCCCATGTGTGTGTATGGGACACGGACAACGGGACAAATAGAAGGTTTTATGCTTGTTTTGTCGACACTTAAGTGAGTTTCTTGTGGGACGATGTTAAGAGATCGTGTCCCCTGATGGGACACGACCTCGATCGACGTCATTCGGTTTCGGTGTCAGGTGTCCCGCGTTCGGCATCCGATTCCGGGGTTTTCACCAGAGTCATGAATCCGGGTCGCTTCCGCAGTGTCGTAAGCCACTCTTCGTTGAGCTTGAGATGCCTTTCGACCGCCTTCGTCGACGCCGTGAGCCAGAGCCGCCAACGAGCGTAACCGACCGCGTAGGCGCCGCTGTTGACCCGTTCACCGTTGACGGTCGGCTTCCAATTCAAGCCGTCGCGACGCCCGATCCGCCGCCCTTTGTGCCGGGCGATCCGTTCGACGAGCCCTTCCCAATCCGAGCGCAGATTCCATCCGCTCGCCGTCCGCAGGATGCCGATCGCCTTGACGACTTGCGCCAAGGCGTAGATTTCGCCGGGGAACTTCCCGAGCACGATTTCAACCGCTTGCTCGATCTCCGTTGGGCTGCCTTCCTCGATCTCTTCCTTCCGGGCCGTCATGATCGGATGATATGGCGTGTAACCGGCGAGGTCGGTTGCCTCGACCTTGGCCCGGAAGGCGCCGACGTTGGCCGGGTCGGCCAGCCATTTGGCGATCCGATCGAAGAACGCTTCCGACAGGACTTCGCCGTTCGACAGCACCGTCAGCCGGCGATCGCCGCGCTCGATCGACAACGGCGAACTGTGATTCGACGCGAAATGGAAGCTCGGGCCGCAGACGACCGTCTCGGCCGCGATGTATTTGCGCACGATCTGCCGTGACCGCCGCGCCGGGTCGACGAGTTCCTTGATCTTCTCGTAGCTCATCCGCCGGCCTTGATACAGATTGTCTTCGGCGGTGAACGTCTCGTTGACGAAGATCATCAGGTTGTCGGCCATGTAGCCGTTATATTGGCCTTGCCCGGTGAAGCCGACGAGTTCCTGAAAGTTCGGGCTGTAGCAATACTCGGCCCCGATCAGCGTCTCGATCAGCTTGAACAGGAGGCCGCGCCCGGTGCCGTGCAGCGCCTGCGCGATCTGCACGACGCCGACTTGCGGGATTTCGGGATGCAACAGCTTGTGCGCCAGCCATTGCAGATACCAAGCCCGTTCGACCTCGTCCGGGATCAACGCCTCGATCAGATCGAAGCCGCCGCCAGGATCGCCGGATTCGGGGAGGTGAGGCCGCTTGTAGAGGTTCAGGATCGTTCGGCCTTCCTCCCCGACGAACAGCGGCCACGCCTTGTCCGGCGCCACGCGAAAGCCGTCGACGACGATCCGGCCCTCGCTGCGCAGCCACACGTCGACCGGCGAAATCTTGTGCCGGCCGCCGCGAATCCCGACCTCGACATACTCGTAAGGCGCCAGCATGGTCCGCAGCACAGAGATCGCCGTCGGCGTCCATTCCCGCGCCCGAATCGGAACGACCTTTCCGGCCCCGCTGCGCTCGCCGCGGACGAACAGCGCGTAATTGTCCCGCAGCCACGCCGCTGCCGCGGCGCAGGCTTCGGCCCGGATCGCCTGATCTGCCCCGTTTGGCGGCGGTTCGGGTATCGGTGCCGTAAGCAACTCTGGCACGAAGTTGTCATCTGGCAACTTTCCGGCCGGCGCCGATTCGAAAGGGCTGTCCATCGCCCGCCTGATCGCTTCGGCCAGGATCAGGCGCGACCCGAAAGGGAGGAAGGCGGCCGGATAGTGCGTCGCCGCTTCCTTGTGGTCGTGCACGAAGATCGTCTTGAACCGCTCGGACCAGCCGACCCGGCATTTCGAGGTGTTGCTGCCGTGCCCGAGGAACGACGACGAAACCCGGTAGTCGCGGCCGTCGCGCTTGGCGACGAAATAGTTCGCCTCTAGCTCGGCGAGGGTCAGGCCGACGCCGCCCTCGTTGTCGTCGAACCGCGTCTCTTCGGTGAGGTCGAACGCTTGCGACGGCACCGTTTCGCCAATCCCGGTCTCTGGAACGCGCTCGAATCCCATCCGCTCGGCGCGAGCGTCGAAGGCCCGCAGGAGGTCGAACAGGGCCGCCTTGCCGATCCGCGGCAGATCGGCCGCCTTGACGTCTAGGAGGCTCGCCCGCGGCCATTCGTAGGTCCGGGCGACCTTCCCTGCCTCGTCGAAGCTATGAGGCCCGTAGAGCCCGAAAAAGCGGCCTCCGTTCTGGCCGCCCCCGAAGATTTCGACGGCGTGGGACTCGACGCCGTCCTTGGTCCAATCCGAGGAATGGTAGCAATAGAAGACCGGGTCGCCCGGCTCGCCTTGCCCGAACAGCGAGAACTTCGGCGGCTGGCCGACCCGCAGCAAGCCCGCCGCGAAGACCTCCGGCGCGATCGCCGCGACGTCCTCAAGGAAGCCGGCCGCAAGCTCGGGATCGTAGATATCGGCGTCGATCGCCCGAATCGGATGCTCGATCCGCATTCCGGTCGACGGCGTCCGCTTCGCCCGGCTGCCCTTCCATGAGCGGACGAGGTCCGGCGTGATCTTCGCCCGCTGCCAGCCGAAGCCGGGGACCTTGCCGCGCGAGGGCAGAACGGAATAGCCGTTCGCGAGGAGTTGCAGCCGTAGCGTCGTCAGTTTATCAGTTGGCATGTGGTGATCCTTCCAGGGTTATCATTGTCTGAACCTTTCTAGCGGGCTTCCAGGGCCTTCCGAGGTTGGACAGTTCGCGGCTTACTCTTGGCGGGGTCGGCAGCGGCAAAAGCCGTCAGAGGTCTCCCTCTGACGGCTTTTTTGCGTCGAGCGGATCGCGAGTCGGTGACGGTAGCCGATCGACCGCCCGGAAGAAATGGTCGACCTGTTCTCGCGAGTGCAGCACGACGACGACCGCACCGCACAACGCATAATCGTCGTGCCGGTCGCGCTGATGCGGCGACAAGCGCCCGCCCTTCGGCCGCTTCAACTCGACGAAGAACACTCTTCCGCCCGGCAAAACCGCGATCCGGTCGAAGAAACCGCGCCGGCCGAGCGACGTCACTTTGTCGCAGACGCCGTGGCGCTCGCGGATGCCCTTCACAAAGTATGCCTCGACGGATGCCTCAAGTGATGGTCTAACCATCACTCCGTTAAGAGGGGAAACAGATGCCATCGCAACACTCGTCAGTCGTCGGAGGAAGTTCGGCGGCCCGCGTCCTGAACTGTCCGGCGAGCGCGAAGCTCGTCGAGATGGTCCCGAAGGGTCCGTCGTCAGTCTATGCCGACGAGGGCACCGCTTGCCATACCGTCGTCGCCGATTTGATCGAGGGAGTCCTGAAGCCCGCCGACCTCCGGCCGGACATGATCGTCCACATTGCCGGCAGTACCTCGACGACGATCACGCGGGCGCTCCTGCACGACTGCATTGACCCGGCGTGGGAGCACGCTCGCGCGCTGATCGCCGACAGCGACATGCCGCCGCTCGTCGAGATCGCGGCGCAGTTCCCGGGCATCGCAGGGAGCTTCGGCACATGCGATCTGATTACGCGCAACGCCGCCGCCAACCGGACGACGATCACCGATTGGAAGTTCGGCCAAGGCGTCGCCGTGTCGGCGACACGGCCCGACCCGGAGGACGACGATTATGTCGTCATCAACGAGCAACTTTTGTATTACGCCACGGCGGCGGCGCACGAGCGGCCTGACTATTTCCCCGAAGGCGTCACCATCGTTCTGCAAATCGTGCAGCCGCGCGCCCGCGAAGGCGAGCCGTTGACCGAAGTGACGGTGACTCTCGACGATCTCGACGACTTCGCGCGCTCGCTGGCGATCGCCGTGATGCTGACGTCGGCAGCGAAGCCGCCGATGCAGATCGGGCCGTGGTGCCGCTTCGCCGCCTGCAAGCCGTCATGCCCGCTGCACCGTCAGCCGCTGTTCGCGCTCGTCGAATCGAAGGCGATCGCTGTCGACGACACAGACGACTACATGGCGCAATTGCTCGGCGTCCTCGATCGCGCCGACCGCGCCGAAGAGATCATCGCAGAGGCGCGAAAGCAGGCGACCGAGATGCTGGCCCGCGGCGTCGCCGTGCCCGGTTGGAAGCTCGTTCCGAAGCGCGCGAATCGGCAATGGACGGTCGACGCCTTGAGGCTGAAAGCTTCGTTGCGGAAGTTCAAGGTCAAGGCGGCCAGCCTCTACGAGACGAAGCTCAAGTCGCCCGCGCAAGTCGAGAAGCTGTTGCCGAAAGGCGTCGAGCTTCCGAGCGGTCTCGCCGCGGCGCCTTCGGGCGGGCTGACGCTTGCCAAGGACACCGACAAGCGGCCCGAGATCACGCCGCCGCCGACCGGCGCGATCAAGGGCCTTGCGATGTTCGAGAAGTCCAAATAACCTGTCCCGGCTAAAGGCAAAGATGCAAAGGACAAAAGACCATGAGTGAAGATAAGAAGACTCTATCTCTGTTCGGCGCCGGCACGGCGCTCTCGACCTCCGCACAGTCCGTCGCCTCCAAACTCGGCCACGCCGTCGCAATGGCGCGCGCGTCCGGCGGCGGCGGCCGGCCCGAGCACGATCTGATGACCTTCGACTATCAGACCGGGGAGTTTTCGTTCGGCCTCGACCGCGTGATCCCGGAAGAGGACGCGCTCGTCGTCGTCGGCGTCGAAACCATGATGCACGGCTTGATCTGCTGGCCGGCCGTCGGCTCGGGCACCGACCGCAAGCCGCTCGGGCAAGTCATGGTCCCGATGACCGGCGAGGACGCGCCCGATCCGGCGAAGCTGCCGAACCACGAAGAGCCGTGGCAACGCGCCTATTCCTTCGACGTGATCTTCGTCACCGGGGAGGACAAGGAAACGCGGGTCACGTTCAAGGGCAACTCGGGCGGGACGCACGACGGCGTCATGGAATTGGCGTCGAAGATCGCCCGCCAGTACAACGCCGACCCGGAGCGCGTGAATCCGATCGTCCGGCTCGGCGAGACGCACTATCCGAGCCGCTACAAGAACAACGCCTTCATCTACAAGCCGCATTTCGAGGTCGTAGGGTGGATCGGCCCCGGCGACGACCTCGACGAGGTCATCGCCTCGATCACGGGCGGCCCGTCCCCGGCCCCCGCAGCGGCCCCTGCCGAGCCCGTACAGGCCGCTCGCGGCCGGAACGGCAACAAGCCTGCCCCGGAGACG